AGAACGTTTTTGTAAAGACCTATTGGCTGCGAAATTGAATGTGAAAGAGTTTGGAATGGTAAATCCTTCTTTCATGATAAAGATTGGGGAATCTTTTGTGAATGATAGAATGGTGTCAAATTTCTTGCTTGTATAATCCGCAAAACGAAATGTTAGCGTTTTGTAAAACGAAATGTTCAATTCGCAAAACGAAGCGTATATTTTCAATAATCCCCTCCTAACATCATTATAATTTGATTATAACTATGTTAGGAGGGGATTATTATATTAACGAGGAGGAATAAAACTACAGGTTCTTATACTCCGCAGCAGCATCGAAGCAGGGACACATCTTTTTCCACTTGTTTTTATCCGGTCCCCAGATGTCGCGGTGGCCAAGAATCTGAGCGGAAGGAAATATTTTGTGTAATTTACTCAGGCAATCAACAAGTACCTCCTTCTGCTCTACTGTTCGGTTATCGACAGGATTCCCGTGAGAATCGACGCCCCCGATATATGCAACATTAACAGCGGTGCTGTTATAACCCTGCACTCCGTTGCTCACCTGCTCGATAGGTAGGAGTTGATGAAAACCTCCGTCAGGGGAGATTACATAATGATAACCGGGAGATTTCCAGCCTTTTCTGCGGAACTCTGCCTTCAGATCATCTATAGACTGACTCTGCGAGCCTGCCGTACAGTGCACAAAAATTCTTTCAATTTTTCTCATAATTATGTATTAAATAATTTGTCTTAACATTCAATGTCTTGTTTTATCAGTGTGAAGTCATTACCTTTAACGATTTTCTTCATATAGCTATAAAATTAAATTGTTAATCGTACTTTTTCGGGATAACCTGCCGTAATATCATAGGCTATCAATGAGTCTATCGTCTGTAACTCCGCAACCTTGTCAAGATGGGTCTGCGTAACATTGTAGCAGTCTTTAGCATAGACTTCTATCTTACTGATGAGGTCTTGAGCTGTGTCAATAGGCAGGGTATAGCACTCGCCGTCGAGCCACAGGGTCGTTTCCGTTCTCCCCATTCGTCTCAGTCGCTCATTGCCCTGATATACCCTATCTCTTGTCTCGAAGTCGAGCCAGTGAGCCTCGCCGTTGAGATAAAACGTATTCACATCTGCGCTCTTATCGTACTCCGTTATCTGCTCGATGCACTTGTTTCTCAGAGCCTCTGTCAGCTGTTCTTCAGTAGGCTCCGCATCGGTATTCATATCGAGCAACACGCAGTCGTACAGATACTCACCGTCTTCTGTAGTGCGTTCGTTCACAGCAAGACGCACCTCATTATTTTTCCATGTCGCAACCTTCGTTTCCAAAGGCGTAGCATACAATTCCTTATATGTTATCATATTCGTTTTAATTATTGTTGCTCATTATTCCTACGTCAAGATTACCGAAAGTGGTTTCTGTCTGAATTGAATAGATTCTTTCGAACAATCCGAGTGTCGTGAACTTTGCGTTAAATGAAGCTATCTGTACATAGAAGGATGGCCTTGTCACGCTCTGTCCCTTCTTGATGGAAGGCACCAGCTTTGTGTTGTCGTAGGCTTTAGCATCCGCAGTAAGGAACACGCCATCCGCAAGATTTGTCAGCGCACCATTCTTCACCATTGTGCGGCTCGTAAACGTCCTTCCGTCGGCTGCACTCGCAAGGCCGTAGGTACCCAATCCGTTGGCCGAGTCGGCTACTATCTTTCCGTTCACTCTTGGTGCTGAGTAACGATACAGGGTTGTCGTTTTTCCCGTCGCACCCTTAACGAAAAGGATGTAGTTGTTGTCCTTCGTTGCCGTGTACCACGTCTTGGTGGTGTCAGCCCACGGAAGATCTACATTCTCTCCGAGCGGAGTCGTCAGTCCTGCATCCTCTGCTTTGATATATTGCTCAGAAGTTATCTTTGCGTCGGTCTTGCTGAGCGAGGCGACACCAGCAGGACCGAGGTCGTAGAGAAAGTTTCCGTTGTCGTCGTAGTACGACAGCACGGCCTGTCCCGAACTGTTCAGACCGAAGCGGATGTTTGCAGTTCCTGCCTTGCCGTAGATATTGATAAGGCCATCGGCTATCCTTACCATCTGTCCGTTGTGTCCTTGCGATGTAAGCATCTGCGCCAGTATCAGAGCCGCATTGATGGCTCCGTCTTTAAAGAGAGCGGCTGTCGTAGTCTGACCAGTAGATAACGTGTTCTCCACCTTGATTTTCTCGCCATACAGAGTTACTCCGCTCGACGTAATCTCAAGTCCTGCCGCCTTGGCCGTGGCTCTGTCTATGAGGTCGGTCTTCCGTTCTGTATAATCAGTAAGTTGTGCGCCTTCCTCCAACTTCGGCTTTGTCACCCAAGCTTCAGTATCGCCTGGAACACGTATCAGCACCTTGTCTGGAATTACCTCTGCTCCCTCTCCAGTATAGTCCTCTATTCGCCAATGCACCCAGTACCGCTTATAGGTCGAGGTGAGTGCGAGCTGTGTGTATCCGTCAGCCCTGCCGTCCGTATATTCGTTTCCTTCGCAGGTTTCTGTATATACATTTGCATGTACGCAGTCTCCATATAGATAAACGTTGATGTTCCCGCTGCCCTTGGCAACGAAGGAGAACACATAGTCCTGATTCTTTACTATTCTCGCCTGCCCAGAAAGGGTAGCCGTTGTTGGAAATTTATATTGCAAGGCTTCTGTGAACAGAGACTCTGCCGAGTTGTTTTTGTTGTACAATATACCGTAGCAGCCTTCGTATTTACCAAACAAAATCAGTCCGCTGGCAAACTGAAGATTGCTGTTGTCAGACGATTTGGTCAGTGACATCGTGTCCTCCAAAAGGTTTCCTCCCACATAGTCGTAGTCCGTTTCCGCAGGAGTCCAGCCTGTGTACTCGCTTCCTTCTTCAAGCATTGGCATACATATCCATCCGTTACCAGAGGCAGTATAACCAAATGTTCCGTCCACGGTTATGCCATTGTAGACAAAGATATTCACCTCGATAAACTCTGCGTTGCCCGTATTGAAGGTGTAGTTCACCTGCCTCCACCGATTCACCTCGTTCTCCTTCGTCAGCCAATCCATTTTACCCGAGGTGGCAGTAATTCTGTCCCCTCTACTACTATTCAGCGCAGCCATCTTGAAAACCTCTGAATGAACCTGTAAGTCCTTCGTGTCGCACTTTATCCATGCGGAAAATGTATAATCGGTGTTCTTCTTCACAGCGATGCCGTTGATGATCTGTCCCCAGAAAAGTCCCTTGTACTGAGGCGTTCCGTTACCCGTCACCGAGAAGCGGATGGCATTATGGCCGTTCACGCCCTGTGTTATCGTAGGTTGGAAGAGGCCGTCCGAATAATATATATCACCCTTCCTTGTCAGTGCCGTATCTCGCAGGAGGTTGTGCCGTCCTTGCTGGTTCTGAGTCACGCTGAGAGTAATCTCCTTTGCTGTCTGCTTGATAGTAGATGTGTAGGCGTTGAGAACGGTAGGATTGCTTCCTTTGAGGTCGTTCTCCAATGCCTTAAATTGCGACTGATACTGCTTTGCCGTAACCTTTACACTACCCATATACTTCGACACGTTCGCCGAGAATGGAACCTGCGCAAAATAGACAACACCAGCGTAAACAAATTGTGCGACCGCATAGCCTGATGTTGCAGAAACCTGTCCTTGATTTACCCCTTCAACAATTACATCGTTCTTTGCAATATTACTGCCTGATACAGATACTTCGATATATCCATCCTTCTGTATTGCACCACATTTGCAATTTACGCACAAATCATCCCTTGAGTTAATATTGCTGCATTCATTAGAGATATTCAGGTTACCCTTCATTACCTTTACCTTCGCAGCCTTTGATATGCTAACAGGTACAATTCCATTGTCATCTGTGTCAAAAACGAGCGGAGCATCTTCTACAAGAATAGAGATAGCATCCTCTCCGTCTGTTCCTTTTGCTCCATCTTCTCCTTTATCTCCTTTAATGCCCTGTTCTCCTTTTTCTCCCGACAGCACCTTCTGCCAGTCCGAAGTTCCGTCTTTCGGCTCCGAGTTGCAGCCGTTGGGGTTGACGCAAGTCCACAGTGCGTTATCGTGGTTCACCTGGTCGTAATAGCTGTAACTCACGTCATTCTGCCACTCGCCTCTGTAATTAACGAGGTGTATCGTGTCACCAGCACTCGATACCCATTCGATGGCTGAGCTTACGATCTTTGATCCGTCAGGCGAGAGCACGAATACCTCCTTGCCCTCATGCGAATATGAGTTAACGCCTCGCAGACCCACTATGCGAGGTGTACCATTGCCAGTACTCTCAAGCATCAATACTCCTTGACGTGTTGCATCCTCACTGGCGCCATCGAGCACGATAGTGTCGCCAGCTGTTGGCGTGTCGCTGCCCGCCATGCAGTCGGTTGCCGACAATATCACCCAGTCAAACAGTCTTCCACCATACAGCGCCGTACCGTCCGCAGTCTTGATGGTCACAGGCTGAGTGCTCACCTCTGTCACCAGTCGCCAGTAGCTCTTATTGCTCACGCCCTCGTGTTTCCCTTCGAGGATATTGAAGCTTTGACAGCGTGCTTGGTCTTTCACGCGCCACAGGTTTTGCGTCGCCGTACTGCCATCATCTGCCAAGAGATAACACTTCCAGCCTGTCACAACACCCGATACGGAGTATTGCTCTTCCACGTGCACAATTTTCGAGCCTGCGCCCGAAAGATAGACGTTACCACCAGCATAACTCAACTTGCGTATCTCGAGCTCGTGGAAGATCGCCTTACACCACACCTCCAGCTCGCTCAGCGACAGGCGATAGCCGCCGTTTTTCGTGCGCAACAGCCCGAAGCCCTGCTGCGTATCCTCATCGTAGTTAGCTGAACGCACATCGTCGGTCTCGATGCCGCCATGTGCCTTCAGCTTCTTCAGCATTTCCACCACATCGGCAAAGATAGCTGTAGCCTTGAAGTTCACGTCTTGCTCGAAACCTACCTTTCCCTCGAAGGTCTCGTCCTGATCCTTGCGTGCGAAGTGATCGAGCGCCTCTGCCGAGAGATCCACCTCGCCAGCCTTCGTGGCATAACCAGCAGTGCCGGCATGTCCAGCCTGCTCTGCATACTGTGCACTGCCTGCCTCCTTAGCCTTGTCTGCCTCAGACGCGCGCCCCGCCTTGCTGGCATATTCGGCTTCTGTCACAATACCTTGCAGGCGGGTCACCCTGGTTGTACTGCCGCCCGATGCGCCCGTGTTCTTGGGCTTGGTGTATATCTTCGTTTTAATCATATTCTAACACGATTTGAATGTTGTTCTAAACTCTTTCTAAAGCAATAAGCCTCTTTTTACTTTTTTACTTTTAAAAGCAAGAAGGCCCTTTTTACCTTTTTACTTTTTTACCTTTTTACCTTTCATTCGGTCTCCTTCATCGTCACCTGTGCGGTACCTTCTGTCAGATTGCGACTGATACCCTGTACGGCGAAGGTCTTGCCGATGGCAGGATGCCGGTAGAGGTTGAAAAGCGACACCGTGCCGCCTTCGTCCATAAAGTTCTGTTCCATCAGCACCTTCGGCTTGTGCCATTCCTCCCAGTAGTCGTTCACGTAGTGCTGTTCTGGCTTCGCCTGTTCCTGTGTCCGCCTGTTGTATATCGAGAGCAGCGGTGTCGAAGTAGCTGTACATAGCGGAGAAGAGAGGAATACACTGTTGCCCACACCCAGTTTCTTGCAGTCGGCGGCAGTCAGTGCGGTCGTGATCTTGAACTCCAGGTCATCCTTCTTGTTGACGAAGGCCTCCTGCGTGTCGCTCATATACACGATGTCGCTGTCGCCAGCTGGCACCTCAGCCTTACCGTTATCGCTCACCACCTTCACCTCGAACTTCTCCACCATGATCGACGAGGTGTGCGCCAGGAGCGGCACGCTGCGGGTCGACCATTTCGTGTGCCGCCAGAACGAGGGGTGCCTCCTCACGATTTCCTCCCATGTAATGTTCACAGGACCGAGGATAATGAATTTCACCTGTCCGCTCACCTTGTCCTCATACCTCACAGGGATGGCAGTGCCTTCTGCGTCTATGCCGTCGTAATACCACACGTTGTTCTGCACATCGAACACCGTACCCACCATCTTGTCGCCTATCTTCGGGTCTACACCGATGGTAAAGCTCTGTGCGTAGTATTCGTCATCACTGCTGCACTCAGCCCTGGTCTTGTACTTCTGCCACACATAGTCCTGCTTCTCGCCGTTGCCAGTACCCGCTGTGTCCGTGCCGAGCTTCTCGCCAGGAGCCTTCTCCACCACGCATTTGTCGCCCACGATGAGCATACACGCCAGGATAGGCACCTTCGACAGCTTGTCTGTGCGGTCGCCATACGCACTATACTGATATTCGTACTCCTGCGGACCTTCTGCCGTGTAGGGTATGAAGCCTGGGTTTCCCTCTATATCGGGTCCCTTATTCCAGGCGCTGCCCGTTATCGCTGCCACTTCCTCGTGCCAGTGCTTACGGGTGTAGTATCTGCCGTCGCTGTTGTTGCGGCTCGGCACCGTCTTGTGCCAATAACCGGGGAACAGCTGCGGATGTTCCTGCTCGTACAGGAATCTGTCGTAGAGTGTCGTACAGTAGTCCGTCATCTTCATCAGCGGGTTCAGCACCATCTTGCCCGATATCACTATATAGTTGGTCACCATCGGGTCGGCTGGCGACAGCACACCGCCCGCCACGTTGCCCGTATATTCCGCGCAGGGTATGGCGTTCTTGATGTCGTTTGCCGATGGCCGGTACTCACCCTCCGTGTCCTTGCCGTTGCCGTTGGTCGTTATCACCATGTAGTCGGTCATGCTGATGCTTGCCGTGGGCGAGTTGTCCGAGCCGTCGCCTCTTTTCTGCACCTTACCCGTGCTCACTATCAACGCCGCACACATCATCTTGCCCAGCATGTCTATCAGCTGTGTCTGGTCTGTTCCGCTTGTCAGCTCCAGCATGTTCCTGCCGTCGGGCGCATAGAAGGTCCATCGGGGATGATTCTTCACCAGTGCGAACCAGTCGGTCACCTTTGCTCCTTCGTAAGTTGTCTTACCCTCGTTCATCACCATCTCCTCGATACCGTCATACGCAGCCCATCCCTCACCGTCGGCACTATACTCCGTCAGCAGCAGCTGGCGCTTGCCGTACACACTCTCCAAGGAGTCACTGTCCAGCGGGTCGTCCACCAGTTCCTCTGTCTTCGTCACGCTCGCCGTCAGCAGCAGCTGGTTGTAGGTCTCGCCGATGCTTATCTGTGTGTCGCAGTCTGCCACGATGGCCGTCTCCACCGTCACCTTCTTCGGCATGGTCCGTATTCTTTTCACGCTATCATCTATGTTGTGCCATATCGTAGCCTCACCAGCCCTTATCGTCTCCCAGCTGAAGATATACATCCTCCAGCCGTCCTGCACGATATGCAGGTTGAGATAGCGCAGCACCTCGCTCAGCACATCCTCCTGTGTCCACACGTCGTCCTCCTCGTCGCCAAGAAAGAGCAGTTCGCTGATGCTTAGGTCGTTCAGGATGGAGTAGTGGTGGGCGTTGGTAGCGTCGATAGCCTTCGACCCGTCGTACAGCACGACCGTCTTTCTGCCGCCCGATATATCCAGGTTCTCCGTCACCCCCGTCAGTATCTCGCTCACGATGTCATGGAAGCTGCGCTGGCTGGCCTGCAGCTTCACGCTCTCATACGATGAGCCTGCGGTGCCCACGTTCCGATAGTTGCTGTATTGTAGTGCACCCAGTGCGTCCACACACGTCAGCTCCACCTCGTCCCACACCTCATTGTAGCCTTGCGAGAACGCCTGAGGCTCCACGTAGCCGGCAAACACACAGCGACCGCCCTCATAGATGTTCACCACCGCATCACGGCACGAAGAACAGAAGAAGTCAGCCACGTAGTTGCGGCACAGCAGCCTTATGCTCGCCTGGCTCATCAGCAGTACGTCGAAGCTGTCGTTCACCTGCGTGCTTGTCTCCACAGGGTCCTCGCTCCAGCTGATGTCGCTTCCCTCGCCACCTATCTCCACCTCCTTCGTGCGGTCCCCGTGGGTCAGTATCTCCACCTTCACCTCCACGTCTCTCTCGTTACAGTAACTTCCGTGTATATACATATCTGCTTTTTTTACTTTTTTACCTTTCAATCAGCAAGAAGGCTCTTTTTACCTTTTTACTTTTTTACCTTTTTACCTTTCAATCAGATTTTGATGTTCGACCTACGGCGCATCTGGCGGGTCTCGTTGGCGGTCACCAGTACGATGTCCCTACCTCTTATCTTGCCCACCACGCTGCCAGCCTTCACGCCTCCTGCGCCTCCTGCCATCAGTCCTGCCAGAACGTCCGTGTTCACCGTGGGCTGCATCCTTCCGTTGGCGATGGCGAAGAGTTGGGCCTGCTGGGCTGCGTTCAGTATCATCTCACCCGAGTTCACACGGGCCAGTACTCGGTCGCCGCTCTTGCTGTTGCCGCCCACGATACCACCTGTGGCAAACTGGCTGATCGTCGCCACCATGCTCACGAGCTGTGCTGTACCCGATATTCCGAAGGCTAACCATGTTATCCAGCTCTGTTTCGCTGCATCTGTCATCGCTGTGGCCAACGACAACGCTAATTGTCCGATGGCTGCCATCACCAAGCCTGCCTTGGCTGCGGCCGAGTCGCCACCCAACTGCTGCATGGCACCACCCAGAGCCTGACAGGCAGTGCCGGCTGCAGCGAAGCCCTGTGCCGTTGGGTTGGCTATACCCTGGATATCTGTCATCGCCTTCTCCACGCTCTCAAAGTTGCCCAGGTCTACATTGCCCAAGCCCTTGATCTTATCTAAGTCTTCCAACTTCTGCGTCAGCTTCTCCAAGCGCTTAGGGTCGGCCTGCACCTGCAGAGGATGCTCCTTCAGATACTTCTGCATGTCGTCGAACGACTCCTGCAGCTGCTCTGCCATAGGTTTGATGGCTTTCTTCACCTCTATGGGTGGCGGAACCTCCACGCCTATGCGTACCTTCAGGAAGTAGAGGTCGCGCTGTAGCGCCTCCATCTCGTTGTTGAGCGACTTGGCGGTTGCCTCGTTGGCTGTAGCGCTGAGCTGTCTCTTTTTCTCGTCAATGGCCTTTGTATACCAGTCGATGCTACCCTTCAGTGGGTCGTCTTCATTGTCGGTCACGACCGGGGTATGGTTGGTAGTTCCGCCACTTCCAGCTCTGCCACCTGTGCCGGGCGGAGGTGTTGCACGATATCCCTCTGTATGTACGTATGATGCCGACTTGCCCACTATCGCCTGCATGCGCTTGTAGATTGCCCGTTCTCTACGCCGTGCCTTGTTGAATTTAGCCTGTGCTTTCTCGAGCTCGCTCGAACCTACCTCCTCGCGCTTTTCTATGGTGACATCAGGAGCATTGGGGTCGCCTCCCGATACGTGTGTGATTGTTTTTATCTTCCGTTTGGTGCTGTAGGTTCTTGTCTTTCCGTTTTCGTCTTTCAGAATGTCGTACTGCTGTTGTCGCAGATTCGCGGCCTCGTTGGCAAGATTGCGCAGGGTTATCTCGTTGATCATTTGGTCGCAGTACATCTTCGAGTTCTTGGTCAGAGCGGTGTACCATTGTGCGACGGTGGAGTAATAGCCCATTGCTTCACCGTACTTGGTGTTCATTTCGCCAACAAGTTTTTTCTCCTCTTCCTTGCTGCCTTTGAAACTCTTCAGTTTGAGAATGTTCATGTCCATCTCGCTGCGTACTCCTGCAATCTCCTGTGCTGTCTGCTGATGAGCCTGCTTGGCACGCTGTTCCGCCTCTGTCAGATCATCCACCTTGTCTGCCGCATCATCACTGCTGTTGGTCAGCTGCCCGATAGCTTCCACCACCAACCATATAGCGGCACCTACACCTGTGGAGATTAGTAGACCTTTGACCGCTGTACTCAGAGCCCTCGTTGCCACAGCCGCAGTGGTGGCCCCTGCAGCTTCGCCATTGAGCATAGCTGTCAATACCCTCACTGTTGCCGTCATACCCACCTTTGCCCTGCTTGCCGCCTCGACCGCCACCGTTACCGTGCCGAAGGCTTTGGTGGCGGCATACAGTGAAGTAGTGAGTTTTACCACACCTGTTATAGTGACGGTTATCTGTGAAGCCATGGTGACGTATGGTGCAATGCCTTGTACAAGCGCACCCATTTGCTCCTTAATGTCACCAAGAGTATTCTCCAGTTGCTTCTGTTTTCCTGCGTCAGTCTTGGCCAGCTCGGCATTCATGTTGCCTACGTTCTGCGTGATAACTTTAGCGAGCATAGCAGCACGTTCGCTCTCGGTACCATACTGGAGTACCTTCTTCTGGGATTCGTCAAAGGTTATACCGACACGCTGCAAAGTCTCCACCTGTCCCTGCATTGCCTTGCCCATCATATTTCCGATACTGACAGCATCTTGGTTGGTAGCATTCAGTCCGTTCTGTTGTGCCACAAGATTATTCATGGCAGGAATGAGCACGTCGAGACTCCGCTTGTTTTGTAGAAAGGTTGCCATCTGCTGCGCTCCACTCAACTGCACCTCGTCGCCTATTACACCTAACTCTTGCTGTGCTGAGCAGAGATTTTTAATACTCTGTATCTGCTCATCAGTGGCTGCCATACGTTGACGCATGATGGTCTCTATTTGAGTTTCTGCCACGAGCTGTACCTGGTAAGCAGAGGTTAGGTCGCTTACCACGCCCTGCAGTTCTCCGATAGAGCTTTGTAAAACATCGATAGCTTGAGCCGTTTCCGCCCATGTCAGTACACTGCGCTTCGCCTTCTCACTCTTATCTTGTACGGACCGCACGGCTCTGCCCAGTTGTTCTGTATCCATGGTTACCTTCTTCAAGGTACCCTTGTCGTCCACTTTTATCGTAAAACTTACTTCCTTTGCCATTTTTATATCGTTTTTGTTTGGTCGTTTCTGATTTTATGTTTATATTTGCAGCGTGTCATATATTAAACAATAACACAATGGATAGAAAAACTAAAGTCGTCATCAAGAAGAGAGCCACAAAGAATAAATCCACAAGGGGTATCACACGGATAATGTTCGCTCTGGCAATACTCTTCTTTATGCTCTGCCAGTGGCAGGTCAAGGTATACTTCGGCGGAAACCATTCTTTCGGGGTGGTGTTTCCTATGATGGTTTTCGGCAGTCTGTCCGGATTGTTCCTCCTGTTCTTTCTCGGGCTTCTCGTTAGCAAGCTGGGGGACTAAATTATTCATTCCCAATTATCCTATAGTCCCGCTCGCTTCTTAGCCTCCCTGTACCGCTCCATGATCTCCTCACGACTCTGACCTTTTTGCTGACTCCGGCAAGATGTTGCCTTCTGCTCTTCACTTTCCCATGGGAACTTCATGAAGTCCTGCGCCCTCAGCTGCTTCTTCGAGTAGGGCTGCAGAGAGCACAGGCACTGCATCCGCATACGTTCCCACCTGCCACGCTCCAGGTCCGTCTCCCGTTGCCACCATGCGTCATACGCCGCATAGAACTCAGAAGGGGTGCATCGGCAGAAGTCATCCTTGCTCATACCCATACACCCCATCGCTACGCCCTGCAGATGCTCCACATCCGTGGGCTCATATTCGCAGCCATCAGCCGACGAAGCTTCGCCGGCTATTTTTTTTTATCTTCACCCGTCTGTGCCATCGCCTCGTTCCAGGCGTTCAGGTCGTCGGGAGTAATCTGGCAGCAGAACGTCTCAAAGTCCGTCTCGAAGTCCACACCGTCGGCCTTACAAGCACACTTCACGCAGCACCACATAAACATCAGAAGCTCCTCGATGTCGCCACCGCTCATCTGGCTCACGTCCTTCTGCATGTTGCGCTTATACAGCAGCATGGCGCCCATCGTCAGGCGGCAGGGTAACTCCACGCCGCCGATAGTGATATACATTTCCTTATTCATAACCAACACGTTACTTCACAGATTTTACACCACTATCCGACTGGCTCGCCACAGCCGACCCCTGCAGACCTGTTGTCTGTTTCTCCACCTTGCCGCAGTTCTCCAGCTGGATGGAGTACTTCGAGTCGTCGCCTGCCTGGGCGTCGAGGTCCAGCGAGGTGATGATAAACTTACCCTTGTAGCCACCGGCTGTTTTGCCCGAACGGCTGCCTGCCTCGCGCACGTTGTACGTCACGTCTACAGGCTTGCCGCTTATCTGCATATCCTTCAGCTGGTCGTAGGTAGGAGCATCCGTGGTTCCGTCTGTGCACACCACGCCGTCCGCGCTGATGCTCTCCGAGTAGCTCTTCACGTACTTCTCCTTCCACTTGCCGCTCGCAGCCTCCTTGGTCACTCGCTCGCCGGTCTCCGTCTGTGTCGTTATCTTACAGCCGGTACTGAAGGCAAGCGCACCGCCACCCACCGACAGGATGAGGTCGGTTCCGTCTAATATATGTTCCATATTCTATTCTCTTTTTTTAATGATTACTGATAAATAAACTATTAGGATCAATCCGATAACCGCATACGTCCACATCGCCCAGTCGTGTTCGGGAGGCTTCTTCTCTTCCACACTTTCCACACCGTTATAACGGCTTTCTGATGCCGTTCTATTCGTTTTAGAAGAAGAACTCACCGAAGTGCTACCAGCTAACTCCTCGCCCTCTGTATGATTCTGCCACTTCGACCGTCCACGTCCCTCGATGCGATAACCGCCGCCATCTATCGGCATGACGAGCCACGTCTGTTCCCACTGATTGTCAGCCGTCGTGCTTGACCTCGTCTGGCTCATCGTCAGCGTCGTGTCGTGGCTTACGCTGCTGTCTTGGCTTGCGCTGCTTGCCTGTTGTTTCTGTTGCGTCTGCGTCAGCGCCGTCTTCTTGGTTCTGCAGCTCGCCGCTGACAGGACAAGAAGCACGATGAGGGCACAGCTGTATAGCCTCGATAGCCCTTGTGAGGCGGTTGAGCGCATAACGGGTGCGGGCGTTCTCGCGGTTGAGTTCCCCGATAGCCTTTGCATTGTCTTCTGCTGCATCGTTCAGTTCTTTTTGTTTTGCTAAGAGTTCCTTGCTCACGTCGCCATACATCTCCTTGAAGGTGTCGTGTATGCGCTTCGCCTGCTCGGCCTCCTTTACTTTTCGATTGGCTATCCAGGCGATGGCAGCACCTATGCCGCCGCTCGGGATAGCCCACTGCAGGATGTTCATAATCATGTCTGTCATCGCCTTTCTAACCGTTTAAATTTAATGTTAAGTATATGATGAAGATTTGAAGCCTTGTTAGCCTGCCTTATAGCCGCTGTAGATCACACCACCGGCATCCTCCTTCTTAGGCATACAGATGAAGTAGTGACGGTAAGACACTAAGTTGCGCTGATACTGAGGATCACTCTCCGCAGGGCTGTAGTACATCTTCGTCTCGCCTGTGGCCTTGAACACACGGGGCACGTAGAATGCGAACGAGCACTGGAATTCGCCAGCCTTAGGTGTGGCGCCAAGGGTGTTCTTCACGCCTGCAGTACTGTAGGTAGGACAGGCACCATACTCGTAGATGTCGAAGCCATAGAGACGGCCTACAGTACCATCGTTGCGGTTGATGTTATACTGCTCCTTGAATGCCTGGTCGGTCTCGAGGAGGTCGTTCACGTGGTCCGTACAGAGCACCAGACGGCGGTCAGTCACAGGCACGCCTAATGCGTCGAGCTTACGCTTCAGAGCCACAACGTCGTTAATGCAGAGTTTGATGCGCTTGGTGGCGGCGTCCACTGCGCCGGTAGTAACGAGCACAGGGGTCTTGTCCGTGTTCTTCGTAGGACAGAGCGCATGGGCTGCCTTGGCATACTTGGCATCGTTCAGGGCGTTGGCACAACTTTCCTTCACGCGGGCCATCTTGAGGTAACTGAGAGCATACAGCTCGTCGTCGGTCACTGGCACCACCTTGGTCTGGAACTTGTCAAGCGAGAAGGTCTTGTCGCCGTCCTCTAACTCCTGAATGTCCAATGGGTAGGTGGTGTTGTTGACAAGCACCTGTGGGTCGGCACCCACATCCACGAGGTGAATCACGTCGTTTTTCACGATCGAACTCTGGTCGGGCACACCGTTGAGCCATGCTGCGTCCAGTTTTCCACGCAGAGCCTTGACCAGCTCACCTGTCCACACCTCTGTCAGCACACCATCATAGGCTGCATCCTCAGGCATGAAGCCAGGCACCGCGATGGCGATGAGACTGGCCACGATAGCACCGCCAATGGCGCTGCAGCCCAACAGCGTTGCGATAATTCCACCCACAATGGCATTGAAGAGCAATGCCGTCATGATCTTGATAATTGTTTTCTTTTTCATTGTCGTATATCTTTTTATTTTTTTACCTTTTTACTCTTTTACCTTTTTACCTTTAGGCTGGTTCAAATCCGTACTCCGCCTTGTAGAGGCGCACGAATTCATCGTGGTGGTTATCATGCAGGTCCATCATCACGTTGGATGGCACAGCACTCAGCTTCTCGTACTTCGAGTAGTCTTGTGGGTCTGCCACGATATTACCCTTGTCGGTTCGATGCAGGGTTGCCGTAATCTTGCCCTGGGGCTGCATGGCCGACAGGGTGAGGTTCAACTGCTCCAGACCCAACTTCTTGCCCAGTTCCACGAAGTGATCCTTCATGCCTGCAGCAAGTCGCTTCTCGGCGATGGCGGTTTCCACCGCACGTGTGACAGCGGCCAACTCCACGGCCTGTTGCTGCGCCTGGAGTGTCTGTACCTGGTTCTCCAAGGCGGTCACCTTACCTGCCGCAAGACTGAGACTTGCGAGCTTCTCATTCACTTCTGCTTCCGTTGCGGTCTCCTTCAGACCCAACTTGATCGCTAAATCTTTTAATTCCATTTCTTTGTTTTTTAATGGGGTTTTACTTACATTATCTAATAGGGGAAGAACGCCGTCGATGGCATTCTGTCCTGCTGATAGCGAGATGGTCTTGCCTTCATGAGTGAGCACGATGGCGTCATCATTGCCACCAATATCTACCACACTCACCTCGATGAGTTTCGATTTCGTCACCGTCGGTCTCTGCTGACCCTCAACGAGCAGTTGCTTGTCGTCGCTCATCTCCAAGACCTGGAAGTTCGCGCTCACCATTTTCACGCTACCGAACTCCCATTGCTTCTTCAGTTGTCGCGACAGGTCCGTAGCCTCGTCAAAGACCAGCTCGCCAGTCACGTCCTGGCCTTCCACCTTCAGATCCTTCACCAAGCCCACTACCTTGCCGCGCTCGTGCATGTAGAGCAGCACCGGGTTACGCTGATACTGCGCCAGGTCGATACCTGATGTAAGGATTCGAGTGCCGTAGCAGTTCACGCTCTCATTACTGATTCTTACTCGTTTACCTTTGCTCATATCTTTTTTACCTTTCTACTTTTTTACCTTTTTACCTTTTTACCTTTAAAAGCAAGAAGGCTCTTTTTACCTTTCTACTTTTTTACCTTTTTACCTTTAAAAGCAAGAAGGCTCTTTTTACTTTTTTACCTTTTTACTTTTTTACCTTTAAAAGTTTTTTTCGGATGCAATATTACTAACTTTTCGCATAACCTCCAAAAAAGTATGAAATGCTTGCACACTTCCGTGAAGCCGCTGCACACTATTTTTGTAGATTGCCCAAAAAGTCGCAATTTTGCAATACCAAACCCGCAGGGCATCAAGCTCCTCCGTGGTTTTCTATTCACATTATAATAACATTCGAATATGACAAAAGCAGAATTAGAACGTAAGAAGAACCTCGCCCGAACCCTCTATATGGCGGGTAAGGAACAGGCTGAGATAGCCGAGCAGATTGAGGTGTCAAGGGTAACAATATCCAAGTGGGCCAACACGGAGGGATGGAAAGAGCAGCGGGCTGCCAAGAACGTGACGCGACCGGAACTGGTCAATAAACTACTCCTCACCATCGACACCCTCATCAGTCAGGTCAACGAATCCGGCGACCCAGACAAGATATCCGGACTGGGCGACCGATTGGCCAAGCTCTCGTCCGTTATCCAGAAACTCGACAAGAAAGCCAACGTGGTGGATGCCATCGAGGTGTTTATGGCATTCTCTAAGTGGATGCAGTTCCGTGCTCAGACCGACCCGAACATCACACCCGAACTCCTCAAGACATTCAACTATTACCAGGATCTCTTCATCTCCGACAAGATGAACAATGGTTTCAGTTGCGAACTCTAAGGTATAACAATAATAATTAGAAGCAAAGAAGGATGGCTACACTATCAGAGAAAAAACAGGCCATCGAGGCGTGGCGCGAACACTGCAAGCAGATAGCAGCGCTTACCGACACCTCGCTCATGGCGCCCGAAAGCAAGACAGAGCGGAAGAAACGCATTGCTTCCCTGCAGAGGGACTATGCTGCCTTCTGCGAATATTATTTCCCGCACTTCCTGCAGCTCAAGGATAAGACCACCGGCAAGGTGCTGCGCACCATCCACAATGCGCCGTTCCACAACCTGGCAGCACGCAAGGTGAAGTCTACGCCCAACCTGAAGGCGGTATTCATGTGGCCCCGTGGCCACGCCAAGAGCACCCATCTTGACGTTTTCCTGCCCCTGTGGCTCATGTTCCAGCCTCTCAGGCTCATCAACTTCATGGTCATCGTGGGCAAGAGCGAGGATGCTGCCTGCCGACTGTTGGGTGATATCCAGGCTGAGTTAGAATACAACGACCGACTCAAGGCGGATTTCGGAGAACAGAAGCCTAACGGCGGCGACTGGACCGATGGTGAGTTCAAGGCACAGTGCGGCGTCAAGTTCCTGGCCTGTGGCCGCGGTCAGAGTCCTCGTGGTCTGCGCGACCGTGAGGCACGTCCCGACTATATCGTCATCGACGACCTCGATGATGACGAACTCTGCAAGAACGAGAAGCGTGTCCGCGAACTTACATCATGGGTCAAGTCGGCTCTCTTCGGTTCCTTAGACGTGGGCCGTGGCCGCTTCATCATGGTGGGCAACCTTATTTCCAAGAACTCCGTACTCTTCAACATCGCCCACACCAAGGGCGTGTTCCTCTCCAAGGTGTATGCCGTGGACAAGAACGGAGACCCTACATGGCAGGAGAAATGGACGCGCGAGGAGGTGGATGCCTACCGTGAATTCGTGGGCTACCGCGACTGGAACAAGGAGATGATGCACAACCCTATCAAGGACGGTACCATCTTCCGCCACGAATGGATCAAGTATAAGCGTATGCCGAAGCTCTCGAAGTACGATGCCTTAGTCTGCTACACCGACCCGTCCTGGAAGTCCACCACAGAGAACGACTACAAGGCGTGCCGACTCTGGGGAAGCATCGGCAAGGAACTGCACCTCATCGACTGCTTCGTGCGTCAGGACACCACAGGCGCCATGGTGAGATGGCTCTACAATCTCTACGAGCGAAGCTTAGAAGAAGGCGCAAGTATCCAATTCTACATGGAGGCAAACCTGATGCAGGACACTGCCCTCGATGAGTTTGCCGCCGAGGGCGACCTGCGCGGCTACCAGCTGCCCATCACGGCCGACAACCGCAAGAAGCCCGACAAGCTGCAGCGTATCGAGTCCGTAGCTCCACTCTGGGAGCGTGGTGTGGTGTTCTACAACGAGGCTCTCAAGGAGTCTGAAGACATGCAGGTAGGTATCGACCAGACACTCTCGCTCGAGCACGGTAGCCGTGCGCACGACGATGCGCCCGATGCCGACGAGGGCGCCATCTATATCCTCCAGAAGCAGGGCAGAGTGGCTGCCTTCGTTCCGAGAATAGTCAAGAGAATGCGCCCAAAGAATTCATGGTAACAAAAACATTTCTAATTTCTCATTAAATTATGAGTTTCATCACACAGGAAGACTTCAAGGTCGTGAGCAGCGAAGCTTCGCTCAAGGCCATCACGGGTGCCGACCCGGATAACATCAGCAACGCCATTGCGGAGGCACAGGAGGAAGTGGCAGGCTATCTGCGACCTAAGTACGACACCGACCGCATCTTTGCTACACAAGGCGACGAGCGCAACCGCCAGCTCGTCATGTACACCGCCGACATCGCGCTCTACAACATGTCTGCATCGCTCCCCAACCGTATGGGCTACGAGACCCGCAAGGAGCGTTACGAGAGGGCCGTCAAGTGGCTCGAGGGCGTACAGGCGGGCAAGATAGTACCCGACCTGCCCGTCGCCACTGACGAGTCGGGCAACGACATCTCGCAGGGAGGTGTCCTGGCATACGGCAACGGGCCCGACCGCCACAGCTGGTAAAGTATTAGTCGGAATAGTAATCGGAAAAAAGGCTCTTTTTACCTTTTTACTTTTTTACTTTTAAATTAAACATTAAACGAAAATGGCAAGATTGAACATAAATAGAGCCAAAGACCGCATAGAGGATGCCTGGAGAGCATTCCTCGGCCGACCGCAGCTCTGGAGAACCAAATATGGTAACATCGAACTGGTAGGCAAGAACAACCGCCGACAGGTGGAAAGCATCATCGCCAAACTGCAGCGTACCACCGAGGCACTCACCAAAGGCGACATACAGAAGTGGCGACGTGCGTGGCAGCTCGCCATCAGCGTGGAAAGCCCCAACCGTCAGGCGCTCTACGACATCTATCGCGACACCGAGATAGATGCCCACCTCTCTGGCTGTATCGACCAGCGAAAGGGCTTCGTCATGTCTCGCTCTTTCAAGTTGGAGGACAAGAACGGCACACCCAACGACGACCTCAACCACTTCCTCGAGCAGGAATGGTTCGTGGAGTTCTGCCGCCTCGTGCTTACTACTCCCTACTGGGGGCACTCGCTCATCGAACTCGGAGACCTCGGTACCGATGGCGACGGATGCCTCTCTTATAACAGTGTGACGCTGGTGGATCGCAAGTACGTCATACCCGAGCACCACCGCGTCATCACCGACCTCGGACAGGACTGGACTACTGGCATCGACTACCACGAGCCGGAATGGTTCGGCAATCTCATCGAGGTGGGCAGACCCGACGACCTTGGCCTCTACCTCAAAGCTTCGCTACACTGCATACCTAAGAAGAACGTATTAGCGGCATGGGACGTCTTCAGCGAGATCTTCGGTATGCCGCTGCGCGTTGCCACCACCAGTTCCAGGGATCAGAAGGAGGTGGACCGCATCGACGACATGATGGCGCGCATGGGTCAGGCTGGCTATGCCGTACTGCCTACGGGTACAGAAATCCAAATCGTAGAGAGCGCCAAGAGCGACGCGTTCAACGTTTACGACAAGCGTGTGGATCGTGCCAACTCTGAAATCTCCAAACTTATCATCGGCCAGACCATGACTATCGAGGACGGTAGCAGCCTCTCGCAGAGCCAGACCCATCTGAAGGTGTTTGAAAACTTAGTGGAGAGCGATGCCAAGTTGCTCGCCAACACCATCAACAACCAGCTGATTCCTCGCATGATCAGCCACGGTTTTCCTCTGCAGGGTTATCACTTCGCATGGGATGATAGTCCAAGCTACACCCCGGAGCAGCAGATGGAGTACGAGAAGATGATCTCCGACCGATACGAGGTGGACGGCAAGTACTTCGCCGACAAATACAATATGCCCGTAGGTGAACGCATCCAGCAGCCTTCACTCTTCGGCAGCGAACCTGCAGACAAGGACAATAAAAAGGACCTGAAGAATTTTTTCGACTGAGCCCCGAAGCTTACGAGGGGCTACACTCGAGATACAAGGAGATACTGAAAGGCATGGACGTGCCCGACGCTATCCAGCTCATGGGCGATAAGCAGTGGCAGGAGATCAAGTCGCGGCTTACTGGTAAGTTCAATAAGATGATGAAGGGCCTCTTCCGTCAGAAGGGGGCGCAGCTCGACATCAACATCCTGGCAAGCGACGAGGCACAGGAATTCATTACCACCCATGCGGGCATCCTTGATGGCGGCTTCCAAAAGGTAGAGATGAGCGACAAGATGCGCGAGCGTCTTACCCGCTCCAACTACATCTTCTCGGGCATCAAGACGTTCCACGAGCTCAACGAGGCTTTCCCTTCCATGCTCGATGAGAATGGCAATAAAAAGCCGTTCGAACGCTTCCTGAATGATGTCCAGAAAATCAACGACACCTACAATGCCAACTATCTGCACGCCGAATACAACTTCGTACAGGCTTCTGCCACCATGGCGGCGAAGTGGGAACAGTTCAGCGAGGACGGCGACCGATACAACCTGCAGTACCGCACGGCCAAGGATGACAAGGTGCGCCCTGAACACGCTGCCCTCGATGGGGTAACACTCCCCATGAGCGACTCTTTCTGGGAAACCTATTACCCGCCGAATGGATGGAACTGTTTCCTTCCTAATACGCCCGTACTTACCGCTAATGGCTGGAAACATATCGCCAGCATCAAGAAGGGAGACTTAGTAATCGGAGGAAGTGGAGAGTTCCGTGAGGTAACAGCCACGCTTTCCCGTCCGTTTGAGGGCGACCTTGTAACTATCATCACCAAAGGGGCGAAATCCACATGCACCCCAAATCACCGCTTCTGCACAAGGAGAGGATGGGTCGCTGCGGAAAACCTTCACAAGGGAGATATAATTATCCAGATCGGTGAACGTTCTCCGCTTCACCTGCTCGTTCACGCAGTAGGCAACACATATACCCTCCTTTGCTATGCACTGATGGCGTGTATAAGAAAGGGGAAAGCGGTTGCGTCCCTGGCAGTCAATCACAAGCCTGAGTTCTTTAATAAAGAAATCTACGACGTAGCCTCCAATAAGCTTGCGAACCTCGAATGGAAAGCCCATTGCAAGGAGGTGGCTTCGCATGATTTCTTCGCTTTCACTCAATGGCAAACCCAGTGCGCTCATCCGCTCTGGATGAAGCTTGCGAGTGGCAAGGGAATTTTCGATCGCATTCTTTCTTACAGATGGTCGAAGCAAAGAAGAGGTGCGCTTCAATTTGTTCGATATATCACAAATGAGTGCGCTATTTTCCTTGGTCTTACCCTGGCGCACGTGAAGTCCTTTAGCTGCAAGTTCATGGTTTGTCTGAGCAAGACGTTTGGCTGCATCCTTTCTTCTTTCTTCCGCTCCAATCCATTGAACGCGGACAGCTGCGCTTCCATGCCTGATAGGGATGCCCAGTTTGCTAAGAATGCGATGCACAGTTCTTCCGTTCACCTTCCAATAAGCAACGAGCCATCTGAAGCTTCTCTGTTCTGTGACGTATCTGAATTTTGCGGCATCAAGGATATTCATTCCTTCGATGGTTTCCACTCGTTCTTTGATTTCTTGAGAAATACCTTTTTCCATAATCGTTATGTGTTGGTTGAGGGCAAAGTTACAAAAAAGAATCGAAATACCAAGGTGTTTAACCTCTCTATCGACAAAGATGAGTCGTATATCGTGCCCGTAGGCATTGCACACAACTGCCGCTGTACCGTGGTACAGGTGCGCAAGCAGAAATATCCGGCTACAGAGCACGCTGAAGCCATGAGCAGGGGCGAGGAAGCCATGAACGGCGAACGATACAACATCTTCCGCTTCAACAGTGGTAAGCAGGGCAAAACCATGCCCGATTACAACCCTTACACCATCAAGCGATGTAATGACTGCGATGTGGCGAAAGGAAAACTGACTTTAAGTCTCCCCGACAACGAGATATGTGCTGCATGTAAATTCGTACAAAATTGCGCCCTGAATAGAGATAAATCAGAAGTATGTGTAAGCAAGAAGGAGTTACTCCAGTCTTCTGAAAACTTCACAAAGAAATCTGAAAGCTTACAAACAGGCAACTACTTCCAGACCAAAAAGACACTACGTCTCGGACTGGATCATGCCAGGACCGCCGAAGAGGTCGCTGCGCAGAAATGGATAGCACAGCATTTGGAGAACCTCCGATTCGTTCGGTTCAGCCCTCTTGGCGAAGTAAAGGATATGACATCCGAGATAGATATAAGAAATATCAAAAAGAAAAAGGATAGAGGTGCCACCGGGTACAATGAATACGAAATTGAAATCAGTGGAGAAACTTGGCAGCTTAAGACTGAGATAAGGAAAGATAAAAAAGAAACTCTTTACAATGCCTTTAAAAAGAAATAGCTCCAAACATCCACGCGGCTCGTCGAAGGAACCATTGGGACGTTGAAGCTATTTCCACCGCAAAGATACAATAAACTTTTTAAACTCGCAAGAATATGGAAGAAAAAAAAGACTATACCTCGTTTTTTAATGAAGTCACCAAACAACAAAACGAGAAAGCCATGAAACCATGGAATGAAATAGACACTATAAAAATAGTGATACCAGCAAAGATAGAAGCCCCACGCATAAGCCTACGGGACAAAATATTGCTGCATGAACAAAATGGCGTCCGTAAGATATCTCATGAGAACCATAGTTTGGGCGATCTTTCTTGCTTTCTCCTTCAAGTACGCAGTAAATTTTTAACATTGTTATATAGTATCGACACATACAATATATACCCGCCACAAGAGATAGAAATAGTAACGACGCACCGACAGCTAACAGAGTCACTTTCTGCAGGGGTAGTTGATGTGTATCACAAAGGGCAGTTAGTAGTCCAATCACAGTGGAGTCTATCACGGTCAGGTGAGAAACTAATTTTTGAAGTAACATGTCCACGTTTTGTTTCTTGGCAGTTAGCTGCTCTACATTGGAAGTATTATCCCCAACTTTTAAAATAGTATCAGTCATAATCTATAAATGCTTTAAGTTATACAATACGCAAACTTATAATAAACATTTCAATTCCACAAGGATATGAGCAAGAAAAAACAAGATTACGATGAATTTATAGAAAAATTCAAGCCAAAGAAGACAACAGACGACTGCTATACCCCCCCACCTGTGTATGAGGCGGTACTTGGCTGGGCACGCGAACACCTCGATATTGGCGACCGCCCTGTGGTACGCCCGTTCTATCCTGGAGGAGATTTCGAGCACTTCGACTACCCCGGCAACTGCGTAGTGATAGACAACCCTCCGTTCTCCATCTTCTCGAAGATTTGCGACTGGTACGTAGAGCGTGGCATACCGTTCCTTCTCTTCGCACCAGCCATGAGCAGCATCAAACAGAACGTCACCTATATCGGTGTATCATGTACTATCACCTACGAGAACGGGGCGAATGTGAATACCGCATTCGTCACCAACATGATGGGCGACCTCATCTGCACCACTGCTCCCGACCTCTACAAGGCTGTAAAGAAAGCCAATGATGACAACTTGAAGCAAAGCAAGAAGGCCATCAGAAAGCTTTCCTTCCCCGACTGCGTGCTTCGAGCCACCACGCTGCAAACCATGAGCCGGGCGGGCGTCGAGTTCTGCGTAAGAAGAGAGCAGGGCTGTGTGGTCGGTCATACGTGTGAAAGCAAAAAAAGCGAGTTCGGAAATTCTATCCTGCTATCCGATACTGCTACAGCCGAGAAGTTGGCAGCAGAGAAGTTGGCAGTAGAGAAGTTGGCAGTAGAGAAGTTGGCAGCCGAGAAACTGACCCTCACGGAGAAATCCAAGGCAATTATTGCACAGCTGAACAGCCCCCTATTAAGGCTGGGGCCCTATCCCTACTACCGATGAGCCTCAGTCCCTATTAGGGATGGAGCCTCGTCCCTATAGGGATGCAAAAACAATATTCTAACGGTGTTCTATCACCATTATATTCACATTTTAATCTTAAAAAGCAAATGATCAATTACAGTATTGCAATGATGGGCAACCCTGCCAAAAAGCAGGACCCAAAGAAAGCCTACGGTGTGGCTCAGTACACCGAGAAGATGACACTCGCCGAGTTCAGCGAGCATATCTCAAGCCACGGCAGCACATACGATGCAGAAGACGTGGAAGCTATCCTTGGAAAAGCCGTGAAGTGTCTGCGCGAAATGCTCCTTGCCGGCAAGAAAGTGGAGTTAGGCAAGCTCGGAGAATTCTATGTCACCCTGCACGGCAAGGGCACAGAATCCGCCAAAGACTACAACCCTGCCACCTGTGTGGAGAAAGTGAACGTGGTGTGGACTCCTGGCAGCCTCTTCGAGAACCTGAAGAAGGAAGCAGCCTTCAACTTCGTGGCGAGCCGCAACGAGCAGGAAGAAGCTAAGCGGAAAGCCAAGGCGCAGAAGGACGGCAATGGCAACACACCGCCTGCCTCGGGAGGTGATAGCCCAGCGCAAGGGGGCGGTGGTTCCTCGTCATCAGACGCGTCACAGGGCACACAGCCCGGAGGTGGAGATACACCACAGGGCGGTGGCGACGGCGAATAACTCTTACTTGAGCCAAAAAGGGGGGCTGCATCATCACGATGCAGCCCCCTCTGTCGTTTCAGGGTTCGCCAACCCCGACCGCCTGCGGCTATGTATACAAAACTTAAACCTAAGAAACCAAAAAATGATCTATTCATCTTCGCGGGACTTCACAGCCTGCTGGGGTTCGCCAACCCCGAAATGAGAGTATAGTTAAAAAAAAAGCCGCAGGGCATACTGCTAACTTAAAACATTCTGACACCCTCGCGGGCTTTACAAGAACGAATTGTTTAATAACATCTAAAAATAAATTACTAACAAACAGTGTAAATATATGATATAAGATATTCCTCAACTCTTGAAACTTATCTTCTCGTAGCCGTACCAGCGTATGTTTACCTTTATCCGATCTTACGAAGATACCTCACTTTCATAATCTCGATATTCTCCATCAACTCGCCATGACTGCGACAGGTCATCGTCGTCTCGGGGTAGTACACTGTCACGGTCTGGCTATCTATGCCTACAAGCGCCTTCAGCACTTTCTCTATCAGGATACAGGCCGCCTCAAAGCCGCCCTCCATCCAGTCGGTCACAATGTGTAGCCGCATCTCGCCCTCGCCGCGCTGCATCGGCTCATTGCCCGCCATCATCCTCCAGCCTATGTCGCCTATCTCGATAAACACTGCAGGGCGCTGCCAGGGGCTCTCCTCGTCCACATACTCCACATTCTCATTGTACAAATCCACGTGCTGCACCTCGGGCACCTGAGCCTCGATGGCACGTTTCACGTCGCTAAATAAACTTAGTCTTCCGTCCATAATTCAATATTAAAACTTTAAATGATTAAAATACTCCTCAAGCTCATCCTCGATGATCTTTGTCACTTCTTTCTCAACTTCCGGGGCCATGCCTAAGAACTGGCGCTTCGGTATCTTAATGGTCTTGCCCACCTTCATCAGCGCCATAGCCCGCCAGAACTCGGCATTGGGATTAAGATTCATCTTGGAAGTCCAAGCATAGAAGCCACCATCCGTCAAAGTGCGACGCTTGCCGCCCTGCTTCTTGGTCATTCCCATCGACTCATAGAACTTGGCTCGAAAATACCGCTTCATCTTCTCCGTCACCTTGATTTCTCCGCCCTCGTTATGTATGGCTGCATAGGGAGAGGAAGAAAAGAACGTGATAGAGGTGGCATCGCTCCGGCTCTGAACGCTCTTCCTCAGGTCGCCCGAGGCTACGAGTATATGTCCGTCGCCTCTTATCGGACTTTTCCGTCTTGCCCATGCCTTGGTAAAGAACCCCTGGCGCTCGAAGTTCTTGTCGAACTCGTCACCGATCTCCACACGGATGTCAGACAGGATGTGGCGCACCACAATGCTCAGGTCTTTGTTTACGTCCATAGTCTCCTTTATTTGTCTTTTATCAGCAAGAAGGCTCTTTTAACTTTTTACCTTTTTACTTTTTTACCTTTATCAGCAAGAAGGCTCTTTTTACCTTTTTACCTTTTTACCTTTTTACCTTTAAATCAGCAATACAGCCCATCGGCAAGATAGTCATCATGCAGGGCTTGCAGATTCAGGTCCGACATGCGGCCCTCCAACTCCTGATACACCAAGGCTTGGTCCTGCAGTGTTAGTTCCTTGGCCTGTTGCTTGGCATAGGCTACGATACGATTAATAATCTCTTCCATACGCTCTTATTTACTTTCGTCAGGTTCGTCAAACTGCAAGAAAAGCTCATCATCGACTGGAATCTCGTTGCGGGGGTCGGCACTGGCGTTGAGGATATTGTACAGCTGGCGCTCCGAGATGGCATAGTGCGGGTAGATGTAGCGGCGCCATATCTCGCGGTTCGATATGCCGAGCTTCGCACATCTGTCGTATATGCTGTTGATGTCGGCTACGCGCTTCTTGTAACTCAAGCCTCGACGGCCGCGCTTCAGATTCCTCATCGATGATCCGTTTTACTTTTTTACTTTTTTACCTTTTTACCTTTAAAAGCAAGAAGGCTCTTTTACCTTTTTACTTTTTTACTTTTTTACCTTTAAAAGTCCTTTCTACAGCCTGCAGAAGCTGGGCTCTATACGCATCCACACGCCCGTCTCCTTGTGACGACGGAAGAAGTAATAGTTCACGGCGGTCTTCTGTACCACGTTCGACTCCTTGAAGAGGGTCATGATGTCCTTGTACTCCTGGTCGCCGAAGCGGTCTTCAAGCTCGTACAACTTGGAGATGCTCTTGTAGTCAAGGTCGCCACGCTGGTTGCGCTCCAGGAGGGTCATCGCCAATTGGTACATCGGGTCTTCCTGGCCCTTCTCGCTCTTCTGCATGTAGTTCTTCAGATAGGCCACCAAGCGCTCGGCTGCCATGTCGGCACGCTCGTCGAAGCCCTTCACGCTGTTGCTCGCCACCTGCAGGCGGAAGTCGCCGTCGGTGATCGTGTAGTTGCGCTGGTCGGCATTCTTCAGCTGACCGTAGTCGCGCATCACCGAGATGAAGCCTTCCGACTCTTTCTCAAGCCATTGCTTGAAACCTTTCACGTCGGCGGTCACGTTCACTAAGAACTCTTCCACACGGCGCATGAACTCAGCGCGAAGACCCTCGTAAGCATCGCGCTTGGCCTGGCGGCTCTCATTGGCGTCAGCGTTGAGCTGGGCGAGTAGAGCCTTCTTCTCTTCTGCCGTCATCTGCGACAGGTCAATTGGGTTTTTCTTTGTTTCCATTGCTTCCTTTGCTTATTAATATGAATTGATTGTTGATGTTTCGCTCTTCATGCTTCACGCTTCGTTCTTCGCTTATTAAGCCTCCCTTGCGGGCAATGGCGCGAAGCTTCACGCTCAGGCTTTCCAGTTCCTCCACCGACAGACGACCGAAAGGCTTGCCGCTGATCCGGAGGTTGCGGCAGAAGTCGTTCACTCGCTGCCAGTCACTGGTGTCGATCTGCAGGCCCTGCATCAGACGAAGACAGATGCTGCGCCTGCGTTTCAGCTCCCGGTCGTAGCCGCTGGCGGCTTCCAGCTCCTTGCAGGCTGCGTCATACTCGGCTTGCGTCATCTCGCTCAGATGCTCCGTGCGACCGTTGGTCCAGTTCTGCACCATCAAGCGCTTCTCCTCCTCGCTGTCGCGATGACTCAGGCGGTTCCAGGCGCGCCAGAATCTTCCGTAACTCTTCATCGCTCCAGACTGTCTTTCGTGAGATGATAGTCGACATATTTGTCACGGACACTTTGCAATAAATACTCTGCACTCATGCAGAAATTTTCAACCTCGATCAGAGGGATGTCGTTATAACAGAAATACAACAGGCCTTCATACTCCCTCACTTGGATTCTGCGCAGGGCTTCGCGCCGAAGTTCCTTCTCGCGTTTCATCACTTGCTTGCGATGATGCTCGGCATCCATTCTCTTCCACCATTCCTGGATGGTACTGATAATCTCCTTCATATCTTTCGGTTTTTATTAATTAAACATTAAACTCTTTATTATCAATAAGGCTCTTTTTACTTTTTACCTTTAATAAGCAAGAAGGCTCTTTTTTACTTTTTTACCTTTTTACTTTTTTACCTTTAAAAGCTGTTGCTTATTTGGATGAGTCCATCCTCCCATACCTTGAAGGTGGCTCCGGCTTCTCCGATGAATCGACCCTGACAGACTGCCTCGTAGCCGACGACTCTTACTTTTACGCCCGCCATATACTTCAGCCTGACTGCAGGCTTGCCCAATGGCTGGCTCTTTGCTTCCTGCGAGATGAAGATGAAACTCTTTCGGGGAAACTCATTCACCAAGGCTTCTACCTGTGCGTATTCCCAGTGAGAGTACTGGAAGGAATCTACAATGATGAACCTCGGACCCTTGCGCTGCTTGAGCATCCTCTTCAGATTGTCGATATCCGAGTCGATGCAAACTCTAAACCTCCCTTGCTCTTCCTCCATGTGAAACCGCTCGATACGCTCCTTGAAACTCATGCTCACTTTCTCTTCATAAGAGCAGTAGAGCACCACGCCGTATTCGCAGAGTTTCTTGGCGAGCTGCATCACGAAAGAGCTCTTACCACCAGCCGAAGGTCCCGAGATAAACCAGGTATCATACATATCCGGCTGCCCGAAGCACCGCTCCCATTCTCCACCCCAGGGTATCGGCTTGTAAGTCATCTTCAGTATCTCCCTGGGACTGTATGCTCTTTTTGCCATATTTATCTTAAAAAGCAAGAATGCTCTTTTTACTTTTTTACCTTTAAAAGCAAGAATGCTCTTTTTACTTTTTTACCTTTTTACCTTTTTACTTTTAAGAGATTTTCAGTTTCTCTATCTCGGTATATACTCGTCTCAATCCGCCTCGGGTCTGTCTCACGATGGTGGCGACGTCATATCCCTCCGGTGCATTCACCTTGGCCACGATGGCAGCCTGCTTCATCAGGAACTTCTCGCGCTCCTTGCCGTCGTCGGGTGTCACCTTGCAGTATCGCCCACCGTAACGGCTCAGCATTTCGGTATATCCCACCTTCTTGCAGTCGATGCTTCGGTTGATCTTCTCCTTCAGTCCGTCGGCTCCCATCATATACCAGCCGCAGCAGTGCTCGGTGGCGTTCCAGAGTGCCTTGAGCTCTAAGAAGGCCTCATACTGCAGGTCGCCTGCCTCGTCGAGGATAATAAGCGGTGAGTCGATGGAGCGGAGGTAGTAGGTGAGGTCTTCATATACATCTCCGTAGGTTCCCTTGCTGTCAAGTCCGAACTCTGCCGCTATCTTGCGTATCAGGCGGCGCTTGGTCTTCACCTGCGAGCAGTCTATATAGGCAGCGTTCTTGTGGCTCTGCACGTAATACTTGGCGGTGTAGGTTTTGCCGATATTAGGCTCGTCGCAGAGGATCATCGAGAGGGCGGAACTCTGTGCGGTCTCCAACTGCTTCGTCACGATAATGAAGGTGTCGGTCTTGCCCGTCTTCCATTCTATCTCGTGGCGCAGACTTACGCCCAAGCGTCTGGCCAAGCGTATCCAGTTGCCGTCGCTGATGGTTCGGTCTGTCTGTCCCTGCTTGACCATGGAATAGACTGAGGTAGCCAAACCGAGCACCTTGGCGTGCTTACTGTCACTGTCGAAGCGGACACGGTCTTGGGCCATCGCCGCCAAAATCTTCTTTTTCTGTTCTGTTGTTATCATTGCCATAAGTTTTTGAAGTTTATATCATGTCGATTGCACGCTGCAGGATATCCTCCTCGGTTTCGTCGTCCGTAAAGGCGTCTATTGGCTCCGTGTCCGGCATATCTGCAGTAAGTTCTTTTATCTCTTCCGGTTCGTCTGCCCGACTGCCGGTCGTGCCGACGTTTCTTTCAGCCTCCATCGTTCCGAGAGCAGGAACCATGTTTTTATCTACGTAGGTATTGAACTCCCTTACCTTCTTCTGCTGATGATAGAACTTCCTGCGGTCTTCCTCGGTCTGTTCTGCCATCACCCGGTTGTAGGTTTCTACCTTCTCCACCTGGTCGATGAATCTGTCTCCCTGGAAGATGAACACATCCTGCGGCTTTCCGTCCTCATCCGGCAGGTAGTAAGCGGTAACCTTGTAATTATTGGGAGCCAGGCGCTCCAGTACGTCCGGCTTGCTCAGCCACCAGTCTTCATAGGCCACTCTTACCGTAGAATTGCGCCTTACAGAGGTCTCAACCTTCTCGCCGATATATCGGGCAAGTGTGATGGCGTCAAACGGGCGCAGGTTCGGATTGATATGCTCCATCAGAACATCCCATCTTGTCATACCAGGGTATTTCTTCTGATTAGGGTGCGGCGTATGGTTCCACTCGTAGTTGTCACGGCGGTCATCCGCCACAAGCTCATCGAATGAGTAATACTGCTTGTCTTCCCAGGTATCATTTCCTGCGTCGCTTATCTTCTTGGATTCCACTCTGTATTTCCACTTGCCGTAGAATCGGCCGATACCTACGTGGTTGCGATGGATGATACGGCGCTTCTTGGCTCCATTGATATTCTCAGCCTGCTTCTCCTGCGAGTTGAGAGGCGCACAGTAGCGTACATAGCTGAACACCGTTCCTTCCTGGAGCAGGGTGTACTTGTATTCAGACATCAGGTGGTTCTCTACCTCAATACCTGCCGGAATACCCCAGCCGTGCTTGGCTATCAGCCGGAACATATCCCGGAAGCATTCCTTCACAAGGTTCTGATCCTTATCCCTGGAGTAGCTGGCGCCCAGCACGCACTGGCTTACCGAGTCGTAGGCATAGTAGGCTTTCACTCGCAATTTCGTATCCTTCAGCTTACGGGTCAGATCCACGTCATCCATGGTTATCTGGCTCAGTGAGTATTCTCCGGCATGACGGTGCATGTGAGGCATGCTCTCGTGCATGAAGGCGCTCCAGCTCAACTGACTCTTATCCCAGATAAGCCTGTTCTTCGGCTTATTCAGGATGTTTCTGATGGTACTGTCGCTCAAACTCTTCGGATTCCCATCCTTGTCACAGAAATCTTCCGGGTCGAACAGCTCTCCAGTCTGAACATCATACACATCAAGCTCGCCGCATACGAAGGAGTCGTACAGTTCCTTTACCTGGGAGTTATAAGGCTTGTTAGGAAGGCATTGCAGACCGATGACCAGCTTTTCCGTCTTCACGTCAACCTTTCTGGTGTTCTGATTACCGAACTTGCCACTGATCAGTACGCCGTAGCCGCCAGCCTTATACTCATTCACCTTCTTTCGGAATCTCAGTGTCGATTCGGGTAGGGTATGATGATAGGTCTCCTTCAATACCTTGATGGTACTTGCCATCATTTCCCAGTCGTAGCGTTCGCCCATCAGCTTGCGGTAGGCAGAGGCTCGTTCGTAGAGCTTGATGCAGGTATTGAGCACCGAGGCATTCACCACATACTCCTGGATCTTCTCTGCCGACAGGTCCAAGCCCGTCTGCTGCCTGCTCTGAAAGTAGCACATGGCGTGCTGATCTACCTCATAATTGGAAGTTATCCATCCTCGCAGCCTTACTTCGGGACCTCCGGGAAACTCTACTTCCACCGCCTTGCGGTATTTGGTAGGCAAGCTATCTACGGCAATAAGAGCCGTGCAGCCGCTTGCGCCACCGCCTCGACGTACCACGTTTATGCGGTTTCTTGCAGCCATCGCCTTATAATTGGATTGGGTTATGATGCCAGTCTCAATAAGCTCCGGTGCAGATATGCAAAGTGTATTGCCGTAATATTCCATTGTTATATATCAGTTTAAAACCAGTAAGAAGGTCTATCAGTAAGAATGCTCTTTTTACCTTTTTACCTTTAAAAGCAAGAATGCTCTTTTTACTTTTTTACCTTTTTACTTTTTTACCTTTAAATAAATCATTCTTCACTGGTGAAATAATCCCAGTTCCTGCCCATCCAGATACCCACTGTCAGGCATACGATTCCAATAGTCAGATACAATGTGATGTCCATAACTCTATCCTCCAACTTTAAAACCCTGCTGCCATGATCTGGAGTGAAGGCATCTCGCGTACCAAGACGTTGTCCGCTGACGCCATCTCCTTACCCTTGAAGAAGATGGTAGCATTACCTGTCTTCTTGTCAAACTCCAGTACCGCTCCGTTGGAGAAGTATTGTCTGAAGCTTCCTTCATGGTCGAAAAGCAAAGTGTCACCCTTTTCGGCAACCACCGTCTCCACGCCGCCGTTAATCTTGGCGTATTGGCGAATGCGCTGCGCCTTGTCGCTCATGCCCCGCTTGGGGTCGAAGGTGAGGGCAAGCCATATCGACTGGTCCGACACCTTGAAGGTCTTGCGTATTCCTTCGCGTACCTCCGTGCTTACGTCTATTGCTCTTTTCATATTCTAACAATATTATAATCCTTTTCTAATGGTGGAGGAAAGCGGAGTCGAACCGCCATACATTCCAGCTACCTCCAAGTTACCGGGAAACGTTGCCCGGCTCGTTGTTAATCCTGATTCTTTCTACCCTTTGAAAACTAAACTTATGGCAAACATTAAGTATTTTTCGCTCAAAATGCTTATCTTTGCAATCAAAATACATGTTTCACTTATAAATTATATTAATTATGGCTACATATACTGCTATTTACGAAATTGCACCGAATGCTAAGTTCTTCTCAGAAGAATCCTTCTTAGATATGATCAAGCCTGCGGTTAATATCATCAGTACTCTGTCTGAATCCTTTGGAGGATGCAAGCCGAAAATCGAAATAATCAGCAAAGCACCCTACAAAGCTCGTATCACAATCTCTATATCAGCAGGTCAGCAAAAAATTCTTGCCATCTATCACCTCTTCGATATTATTGGCGACTACATTGCGTATTATATGGGAGATATTTACGTTGAAGTACACCATTCGTGTAAATAACCTGATAGACTGGGAATTTATCGTAATACTCACCATCTATCTTGCGTGCCCATTCGAAAAGATACGGGTTAAGCAGCTCGCCTGTCTCGATGTCCTTCACGTTTATTCTGCCATCAAGAAACATCTTCAGTTTTTCTGTATCAGGAAGAGTATTATCAACCCCTTCTGCCTGTGCGATGTTCTCGAGCAAACGCTTCATGCGTTTTGATGTTCTCTTGTGTGCCATGATCTTTTCTTTTTATCGAGGGTGCAACCATTACCGCTGCACCCTCACGGTTAAACACTCTATTTCTTCTCAACCTTATAGCCCTTACCTCGAAGGTAAGTCGCTACATACTCATCGTCACCCACATCTTTGAGTACATCGAAGAGATATCCCTTCACATAGTCTGCTACTGCGCTTGATGATGCAAGCTCGATGTTCTTGGAGATAAACTCCACTTTCTTTGTTCTACCAAGGCCATTGAAAGCCTTCTCTACATTTTCCATCATTATAACTTTTTAAGTTCATAAATTTGCCCAGCTCGCGCTTTTTTAGTATCTTTGGCGCGGTGTTTATCTTAAACACGGTGCAAAGATATACAATTTGTTTATAATAACCAAACATTTTGTGGATTATTTTATCTACATTCTGTAAATTTTAACATATTATGGATAAAAAGGCTATGGTTAACGCCCTAATCGGGCATTTTACTGACGGAAACAAGGCTCAGTTTGCAAAGATGTTAGGGGTGTCTCCACAAACAATAAGTGCGTGGCTGGCTCGAAACACGTTTGATTCTGAACTAATATATACAAAATGTAGATACTTGAGTGCAGATTGGCTCTTAACAGGCGAAGGAGAGATGCTTAAAACGAGTACTTCTAGCGCCCATGAAACACCATGCCCCGATGAAAAGGAGAGAAAAACGGAGAAAAATGGAGAAAAACAGAGAAAATCAGAGAAAAATAGAGAATATTCTTCTCGAATCCAAAAACTACCGGAGGGAAGTATGGAGGGCATCCCACTCATACCTACCAGCGCCATGGCGGGCGCATTCACTTCCGACGTATCTATAATGGAGTACGAATGCGAGCACTATATCATACCAGACTTCAAGGGCGCCGACTTCCTTATCCGGGTAAAAGGCGACTCTATGCAGCCTACATACTACTCTGGCGACCTCGTGGCTTGTCAGAAGATACCGATGAACGACGTCTTCTTCCAATGGAACAAGACCTATGTTCTCGACACCAATCAGGGAGCCATCATCAAGCGAGTACTGCCGGGCAAGGATGATGATCATATCTGCATCGTCTCCGATAACACCAAGTACCCACCGTTCGAACTGGAGAGATCATACCTCCACGCCATCGCCCTCGTCAGAGGCATCATCCGTCTGGAGTAACCTCGTTCTATACCCACCTTTAGGACCCGTATCATTTTCCCAGCTCCGGGAAGATGATACACACCCACAAAAGCATCCCTCAGGTGTTCCCCTCCCCTCAAAAGCGCCCCTCAGGTGTTCCCCCTCCCCCTGGAAGGCGCGAAAATAGGCCAAAAAGCCCCTATATACTATATATAATAAGGTGTAAATGCCAAAAGTCGAGGTCTGAAAAGGGTATGTTTCCTACAGATAAAGTGGAAAAAGTGGTAGTTTTCCTACCTCAGCTATCGGTATGCCGTTTTACCCACTTTTGTAACCCCACTTTTTAGAAAATGTAACCCCAGTTTGTAACCCCAGTTGTAACTCCACTACCAAAATCGACCATTTTGGACACAAAAAAAGGGAGCCGTAAAGCTCCCCGAATAACCCAAAATAATCCCAAAAATACCCCCAAAATCATCCCCGGCTTATAACATCATTCGAACACCGTCCGAACACCCCTAAAATTACGTTCTAAGCCCTCATTCTTCCTCAGCTGATACATCATCCATAACCATCTCAAACAGGCGCACATCCCTCTGTTTTAGCGCATTTCGCAATATCCATGCCCCTATCTCGCAATCATCATCCGCTCCTCCCTCAGATCTCGCCATCATCGCGCTGCATCCTGCGTACAAGCCCTATGTAAACCCTATGTAAACCCTATGTAAACTTTCGCCCTATCTTTTCCATCTCCAGTCACTCTAAAATTAAACCAAAATTAAAGCTATGTAAACGTTTCGTTTTGCATCCTCTTTTCCTCTTCATCAATGTAACTCTCTATCATTCATTATCTTATCTTACTTTTCATCTCTTTCATTTATATACGCTTCGTTTTGTGCCCTTTACTTGTAGAAATAGAGGATGATGCTCTTGGTACTATTCGTAAGATATTGGATTTGTT